CGGCAAGCTCTTTAATCTCTTGGACTTTTTTAACCTGTGGTATGGTGCCAATACGGTCAAGCAAGGCAGGGTAGCACACCAAAAAATCATCATGCCAAAGGGGGTAGTTTTTCATGGGATTGTCCTTATAAAATTGGGCGACTGTTTTGCTATAATGGGTGTTTTGTCTCATTAAGGGTTTGACATGGATAATTTTCATCGCATTGTGCAAGCAGGAGAGCAACGCAACCATAGCCGTTACACTTAGCTACGCTATTTGGTTGGTTTGTCGGCAGGGTTGTTCTCGGCACTCTTTGCTGTGTTTGTGAGCAATTTGGACAAATTCGCCCCGCAGGTTTACATGCTATTAAAGACGGCACTGATGAGTAATGCAGTCGCACTCCTATTTGGCACAGTCGCTTTATACGGCGAAGTGAGCACTGCCAATCGTCTTCTGAGAGCTCTTGTGATGTCCTATACAGGTAATGCACAGGAAAAAAATGTCGCCTCATATCACGGTAAAATCGTCGTTCCATTAAGCCCCATTTACTCTTTTTGTGAAAAAGCCAGTTACGCTTTTTTGGTAATAGCGTTTGGGTGCTTAACAGTTCTTGTGTGGTTTTTATAGTCATGGTTAATCTTGCATTAAAATCTCATTGATTAGCTCATAAATCTCTGCTTTATCGTCATTGGACAGCCCCAAAAAGGGTCGTGCGGTCATCTTATCTGTGCCAAATTGATGATATACGCCATGGCTCTCAGGCGTGCCAACAGTTACGCTGTATTTATCAGCGTGATTTGTAATAGACCTAAGCAAATCGCCACTTTTTACCAAAATATTGTTATTGCCTTTGTGGGTTTGTGTGGATGGCATTAGATTTGCCCACGATGTGCCGTTTGGGGCTTTTTTATCTAAAAATCGCTGACGAGTGCTACCCTCCAACAGACTACCGATAGCCTGCATGAGTGGGGTTAAATCGCCCAATCTCTCGGTAAGTTTTTCTACGTTATCTTGGAGCAGGGGCAAATCGTTGCTGACATTGATGGTGATTTGTGCCATAATTACTCCCACATATTTGGCGGGCGGTTTGGCATGACAGCGATACCGCTTTTTGTCCCATGCGTACCGTCATCATGAGTCGCTCCTGTCAGCATCGATGGATTTTTTTGGACGAGCAGTAGCCAGTCTATGGCTTGTCTATACCGCTTTTCTACGATGTCCGTTACGCCATTTTCATATAGATAGTAGCGAGCAATATCACAAGTCTTTAATACAAGCGACTTGGGCGGTGTGCCGATATACACGCCGTCTGCAATCAGCCCTGTGGGATTAAGATAACCCACGACTTCTGCGGTGGCGTCAGATATGGCGTGGTTAATGACAGTCTCATCAATCACTTGATAATTAACCTTGTCTGTTAATTGGATAATCTCTTGCTCGCCAAATCGGTCTATCAAATCTTGTAGGGTTATCATGGTATGTCCTATGAGTAGATACTCGGTGTCGGTATATAAATCGCCTGCATCGTGCTTTGTCGTGTGTGGCTTGTTGCCAGCTTATACACCATCTCAACAGCATCCGCTCCGTCATCATGGTCTGCCTTTGGAAAATGGCGGAACTGGTCAATCAGTGTGCTTTGTGAGGCATGTAGTAGCAGTAGCTCGTTCGCCATATAAGGCTGTAAAGTCTCAATTCTAAGCAGTTTATCCGAAGTTGGCTTGACAGGCATGGCAGGGACTGGCACACCACTCTGTGCACTTCTACGCACCAATTCTGTCCTAAAAAACTCTTGAAACTGCACCGCCTCCACTGCCCATTTGACACAGCCATATTGGCGTTGATAATGGATGACATCGGAAATAATCTTATCAGGCAGACGTTTTTTAATATCCGCCACCACCACATACACCTTGCCTGTGGTGCGGTCAAGCCCTGCTACCACAATGGCGGACGGATCTCGGCTTGCCCCTGCCTTACCCAGACTTGGGTCTACCGCCCCAAAATAGATGAGATTATCAGGCAATTCATGCCAGTAGCTTATCGCTTTGGCAAAGGGAGCGTCATCGCCCGCCGTTGGGTCGTTTTGATATTCACTATCAAAGGCTTCGTGTCCGTCCCTTGCTCGGATTTTCATCAAGGCAAGTATAGGGCGAGCTTGCCAACTGACGATTGCCCCTTTGTCCATTTGCTTTTTGTTGGCTTGATAGAACTCATTAGCTTCGTCAATCTGCTTAGAACGAAACAACATCTCCCACTCGTCCCAAAGTGCCATATTCTCAGGCATTTGGATAATGGCTTTAAACCTTGCCGACTCCCACCCTGCGTTATTTAGCGTGCGATTTAGTACGCTGTCATAGTGCAGGATTGTGCCAATATAGATGATGTCAAACTTCTCCCCCGCCGACCCTAGTGGCATAATGGTTTTGGTCAGCCATGAGTTTAATTTGTCTCGCTGTTCGGGGTTTCGGACATTCTCATCATTCTCAATATCATCAAGCGTGGCGGTGTCGGGGCGGTATGGTCCGTGCCGTAAGCCACGCAGTTTTTTGCCTGCCCCTGCCACTTGCACCTTGATACCGTTTTTGGTAACGATTGTCCCTGCTTGCCACACTCGCCCAACCCCTGCCACATCAGGAAAATCCGACTTTAAACGGGGGTTAAATTCCAGCTCCGCCTTTATCGCTTCTAGCATGGGATAGGCTTGGTCTAGGCTATCCATGACGATGAGTGAGTATTTGGTCATGCCCCGTATGATTTTCCAAAGGTTATAAAGCTGGCTGACCAGCGTGGATTTGGACTCGCCACGGGGTGCAGCGATGGCTAGAAACCTGCTATCGGTGTCATTTGCCACCTTTGGCAATTTATCAAACAGATATTTATGCAATTCGGATTTGTGCGGACTTCGCACATAGTGCGGAAAATAGACACTCACAAAATATTCAAAGCCTGTCTGCGGGTCAAAAACCTGTGCCACACGCTCGCCAATCGCTGTCGGACTGATGTCCCAGTTATCCGCCACCGACTCAATGGCGGTGCGATAGCCTGTTGCCAACTCAGCAAGTTGGGTTAAAAATTCTTTGGAACGTAAGAGTTTTGATTTTGCCATAATTTTCTACTATTCTTGATGATTTAATGCCCACACAATCCGCTCGCCAATCCACCGCATCACAGAGACTGCCATTGAATTGCCGAGTGCTTTGTATCTTTGGCTTTTTGGGCATTGCTCGGCAGGTTTGCCCCTATATGCGATTTTGGTGTAGTTGTCATGAAAGCCCATGAGTCTTTCGCATTCAATCGGAGTCAGCTGTCTTGCCAGTCCCTGCAAATCAGACACGGCATGGCGGTCAGTCGTGGTAAGTGTGTAACTTTTATCAGTTTGTACGCCCACACCATTGCCCCCTTGATTGTCAGCTCTGCCGATGATGTTTCCAGCAATGGCATAAACCGCTTGTGTACCAAAAGACTGTCGAGTGTCAAAGGCATACGCCACCAAAGGCGGAGTGACACCGCCACCCCCAGTTGCTCGCAATGTCCCCATAAGGTTATCGCTTGCCTTTGGGGTGATGTCAGCTATTACACCAAAGCAGGTAGGCTGTTCGCTTGGGCTTGCAGAATTTCCACCAGCTTGGGCGGTAGGTTCTTGCCCCGTGTCGTGGCTCGTTTGATTATCCCCAAGCACGCCCGCTGACTCAAATAATATTGGGGGTCTATTTTGCCAGTCTCCAAAATCTGCCAAAGCAAACACCCTTTTACGTCTTTGGGCGACTCCGAAAAACTGTGCGTCCAGTACACGCCATTCAAGCAGTGCGTCATCGCCAAGTGCCATTCCTGCGTTTTTGAAGCCGTCTTTTGGGACACACACATCGGTAATACCTGCCATTTGGCTAACCACTGAACCAAAATCTCTGCCCTTGTTTGAGCTAAATGCCCCTTTGACGTTTTCCCAGAGTGCAAATCGTAAGTTGTTTTGTTTTCTTGCATAATTGACAATTCTCATTGCATGATAAAATAAACTTGACCGCTCACCGTCAAACCCTGCTCGTTTGCCAGCGACTGACAAGTCTTGACAAGGCGACCCAAAGACAATCAAATCAATGTCGCCAAGTGCTTTGATGTCGTCCTCTGTGATTTTAGACACATCGCCCAAATTGGGGGTGTCGGGGTAATAATGAGCAAGTAGCGTATTGCAAAATGGGTCAATCTCAGCAACTGCCACGCATTCCCAGCCTAAGTCAGCCCAAGCCACCGAACAGGCTTCAATGCCTGAAAACAGGCTCAAATAACGCAATTTCATAAACCACCACCGACCATCTCAGTTGTCTTAATACTGACATTATCAGAACAACGCAGGGCGGATTTGACGGTCAAGTCTTGATTGACCATGACTTGCCTTGTGATTTGCCCATAGTCATCAATACGCTCTTTCACATATATGCCGTTATCACACAAAAAGCGATTGGTTGCCCCATGCTTATCCACATAGGCTTGTATGATAGGTTCGGTTTTTTGACTTCGTCTTTCATGGGGCTTGGGCGTGGTAACTGCCCAATAAGCAAGCCACGCCAAAAAGACCGCAGTAGCAACTCCCAGATAATAAGGAATTTCATCTTGATAGGTTTTTACAAACTTAGATAAACGCATTATGCCTCCTTGTCTTATTTCAATTCTCTATCTAATAGCTCACCAAACGGCACTAGGATTTCCACAAACACCGCCATTGCCTCAGGCTTATGCTCCTTGATATACTCGCCAAGCAGTTCCATGACGGTCATCGCCACCGCCAAACGGTCGGTAACGGGCATAAGTTTACGGTTGGCAGATATGGACTTGTTGTAGCTGTCGGCAAGGCTTGCTAGTAGCTGGACTTTGGTTTTGGCATCTAAGTCGTCATTTTTGACGTTGTCCATGGTCGTCTTAAAGATGATGATAAGCTCGGTCAAAAGCTCCCTTGCCACATCTTCAATCTCGCCCCCTACTAGCGTTTGGGCGGATTTGACCTTGTCCCAGTCATCGCCCCTTGCTCGGGCTTGGTTTTTCCAGCGTTGCACCGTTGCATAGCTGATACCATGTAGGCTTGCACACTTATCAAGGGGCAACTTATCAAAGATATAGGCTTTACGCACCTTGTCTTTATCATCTTGTGAATACGCCACGCTATCCCCCAAATTTGGCTTTGACAATCTCCATACCAATGGTAAACAGACCGCTTGTTGCTGTGCCAGCCACCGCCCCTGCGATTGCCCCAGCGAACGTTGCTTTTTTGGTAACGCTCTTTTCTAAATCGTCAATTTTTTGAGCAATTTGGCGGTTTTGGTTATGGATGCTGTCTAGCGATGAGAGTATTTTGGCATTGACTGCCTGCTGTACCTCTTGGTCTGTCTCGTTCATTTGTCCGCCTTTTTGTCTAGTTTATGCCCCAGCTCTTTGACATCGGCTTTTAGGTCGCTAAGGCTGTCTAAGATACGCTGATTGTCAATGTGGGCGTCGCTTTTTGATTGGTAATTTCGGTACATCTCGGCACGCAAATCACTGACTTCTGATTTTAAGGTACTAATTTGTAGCCGATTTTCGTCTTGGCTTGATGACAATGTGGCAACCCACCGCCAAAATATGGCTTGGACAATGGTCGCCACAATGCTAATCGTTAGGACAATGTAGGTATCGCTCATCGTCTGCCTCCTGTCTCGTCTGTCTTATCTTTGTCATCTGCTTGGGTGCGATACTCTCGCCCATGTCCGTCCCTGCTTGGCTTACTTTGACTGACAAACCGCAGTATCAGACCACACACCGCCACAACTGCGGTGAGTTTGTCCTGCATGATAGGCGGTAGCATGCCTGTTAGCTCAGGCGGTAGGGGTGTGGTCGCCAAAAACACAATCAGCATAAACGCCCATGTACTAAACCACCGCCAGCCTTTAAGCCAGTTTGTGACAAGTTGTAGTTTCATACCGACCCCTCAAAAAATTTCAAAATGCGGACTGTCCGACTCGCCACGCTCTCTGGGCTTGCCGTTTCTGTTCCAATCAGCTCCCCAGCGTAGCTTGGTGTTTTTGGGGATGGCGTTTTCGGCAATGAGTTGTCTCTCGGCATCAAACATCGCTTTGGCAATGGCATCAAACTTTTTTAAATCCGACCAATCCACAGGATAAGGGCAGATGTCCACCGCATGACCATAGCCGTCTTTTTGCTTGCAATGCTTGGACGCAAAAGGGTTGGATAGCCATGTTACTTTGGCGTGCTTGGGATTGGCGTATTTGGCAGAAATGCCCTTGGCAAGGCACTGGGCGACTGTGCGACCCTTACCATAGTTAATCATGCACTGCTCACGGCTACGCACGCCATGAATCACCACAAAGTCCTGACCTGTGATGATAATGGCTCGCTTGACAATGGCGACAAGGCTCGGATGCACGCCATTTAGGTTGTTCAAAGAGCGTTTTGATAAGACATAAGGCATAAAAATCCCCTTAAAGTGTGTTTAAGGGGATTTTAAAGGGTGTTTAAAGTTAGGGTAAGATGACGGTGTTCAGGGGTTATTTTATCAAAGCAATCACTGCTAGCACCAACGCCACAAGCGAGATGACGATAGAGACAGCATAATAAACACCATCATTACGCTTGGCAAGGCGTTCGGTTTCGGCTCTTAGTTCGTCTGTTTGGGCGTTAATGCGGTCAAGGTCGGTCATTTTGTTGCTCCGTTACTTCTGATGATAAAGAGGGTTTGGTTTGACTTGCCAACGCTTGCTGTAAGTGTTGGCAATCATTAATATTTTTGGTCAGTAGGGCATTGAGTTCACTTGACAACCATTCTGGAATAGGGCGTTCATCATTCAACCACTGCCGTACACGGCGACTGTCCACATCTAAGGCACGGGCAAGGTCTGATTGCCATTGCGTGCCATATAGAGCTTGTCCAACTTTGATTAGTAAGTCTTTGGTTATCATCTTTATGTTCCGTTTGGACAAGCCCCCAAGCTCATCACTTGGGGGCTTGGGCTTATTTGATTAGGGAAACTAGCAGGGCAATTAGGGCAATCAAAATTGAAACATTTGGGTAGTATTTGGTTTCTTTTTGGATTTTGACCGTTTCAGCTCTTAGCTTTTCAGTCTCTATCTTGATGCGTTCAAGCTCTGCCATTTTGAGCTGTTGATTTAGGGTGTGGTTATTGCGGTTGCTCATAATATCATCTCCGAGTGATAAGCTGGCACGATTGCCTTGCTTGTTGATGTACATTGTACCTAATTTTAGGAACATTGTCAAGGGAATGATGATGAACGCCTATCAAAAACAACTGCTTGCTCGTGCAGGCTCTGCCGTCAGACAGCTAAAACTATTGGCAATGATGGCAAAAACCGCCAACCAAGCTGCTTTGGATTATTATGAATTGTCCGATTTTTTGGCACTTTTGGAGAGTCCATTAGATGAATTGGATGCTTGTTTTGCTAACCCAGCAATGGACGAGGTTTTGTAAGCTGTTTTAAACCCAAAAACCCCCTTTAATGCACGATTAAAGGGGGTTTTTATTTTCAAGGATATACTATACATGACCAAAAGGCGTGATAATGAGCTCTTCTACACCTGCTTTAATGCTCACGCCTTCAATATCGGCAACGGCGGCCGGCTCCTTTAAAATGGCGGTTTTATCCAGCTCTTTTTTGACACGCACAAAACGGTGCAAACCAAAACGCTCCAAGCGGTCAATCAGCTCTGGCGTGGCTTTACCAACCACAGACGGCTTACCAAGTCGCCATGACACCTCCCCTGTGATAAGGTTGGCAGTTTTGCTGTCGCCTATCAAAAGCTCGTCTTTATTGGCATTGCACCATGTTTTGACTCGCTCACCGAGCTCATCATTCGTCTCCTGTAAGGGCGTGATACGCTCGGCATATTTGGCACTGACTTTGGCAAGCTCGTCATTCATTTTGGCGACAAGTTTGTCAATCTTACGCTCATTATCGCCAATGGCTTTAATGCACGCTTGGGCTTGGGCTTTGCTATCGCAGGACTGTTTGGGTTTGTTAGTCATAACATTCTCCGTGGGTTGGGGTGGTTAAATAAAACGTATCAAAGCAATGATAAGATGTATCACATGTAGCACGATAAAAAACAACAGCCAGCTTGCTTGTCTGTCTTGGCGTGCCAGTACGTCCGTCATCTGTCTGTCTAGACGCTCCAAGCTCTGACGGCGACCTTGTTCTTTTAGCCATTCATCGAGCTTGCTTACCTCTCTTTGCTTGTTTGGGCGTGGAGCTAGGGGTGCTTGATGGGCATTGGATTGATAAGTGCCTGATTGATAAGTGCCTGATTGATAAGTACTAGGTTTCATGGGTTCTCCTTGGTTGATTGGTCTTTGACGGCTTGACGCAGACACGCATAAACGACAAGCAGTCCGAGTTTAAAAGCAGATACTTGCAGACGACCCTGTAACGTCACAGGCTCATCGTCTAGCATGACAGTTATCGTCTCTTGCATGTCTAACATACTCTCAATGTCTTGCCATATTTGGGTTAATAGGTTGATGGGGTGGCTCATGTTCACTCTCATGTCAAAAAGTCAAAAAAGGTTGAGCTGTGCCTTACCCTCTGTCATCTCTTTTAAGATGTCATAGGCTCGGCGTTCTGTGATACCAAAGACAGGGGCGGTCTCTTGTACCGCTCTGTGCTGTGATGTGCCTGTCTCCATGCACGCTAGAATGGCACCGACCAGAGTCCGATTGCGTAGATACACACGCAGGGCATCACAGTTATTGATATAGAGCTTATCGCCATGATAATGGTCTATCAGCACTTGGGCGACATCTGCACCCAGCTCACGCACCAGCCATTTGCCGTTTTTGGTGTCAGCGCTGTGTGGCATCTCAAACGATAATCCACCAAACTTATCCACAAGTGTCATGGCATTATCAAAGCCAATCAGCTGGGTAAGCTCTACGATTTGCTCTGGTAGCATGTCGGTTACGGTGTCGGTGTGTGTCATGGTGTGTATATCTACTTTCATCATCTACCCCTGCTTGTATTTACCCAGTTTTCTGTTAAAATATGCGTAGGGGTTGTTCGTCCCTAATTTGCCCAAGTCTACCAACTTGGGTTTTTATTTGTCTGCCGTTTGGCTATTGGCATGGCGTTTTTGATAGACCAAGAGAGCTTGTACGACTTTGTACATCTGCTCAGTGGTTAGCCATGTCACCAGCTCTTTGCCAAACATTTTTTTAGCCATGCCATGAGCGTAGTGCCAATGCAGTCCACGGTCGGTAAGTATCGCCTCAATCTTGTCCAACATGGGCTGTTTGTCCGCTGTCGTGGTTGGACGTCTGCCATGGTCTGTTTGCGTTTTGGCGGTCTGTTTGAGGGTAAAACCAAGTCGTTTTAAATCCATAACCACCGCTTTTAGCTCATTTAGATTCATCCCTTTACAGCTTGTCTTGCCCGTTACCCGCTCCAAGACATCACGATAAGTCTCATCATCAAGGGCAAGCTCTTTTTTGGCGATATGGATTTTGGCGATGAGTGTTTGTTTAGAGTTTTTGTTCATTTTCTATTAGCTCCAATGCCGTTTTTAGGTCTGCAATATAAACCGTTTTGTCAAGGACACCTGTCTCGCCAAGTCTCCAAGAGTAGTGAGTGCAGTCTTTTGGACAGTTAGCGACAATCTCTTTTGACCGCCCCAAGCCATGGATATTAACCAGCTTTTGTGCTTCATCTTTACTCATGACATTTCTCCCAAAAACAGTAGAATAATCCTGCTTTCCAGTCATAGAAGGCTTGTTCTATTTCGTCTGTACTCACATCATCAGCAAACTCCACAACTTTGCTGTATTCTTTATTGCCTGCGTAAACGGTAAATCTGATTTTCATAGCTCCCCCCTATCAACCAATCAGCGTCAGCCCCACCGCTGTTATCATCTCATCGCTAATCGGCTTGTTAGAGCGTTTGGCGGTCAGATTGACGGTGCGAATTAGTTTAGACAGACGGCGAGCATTGCCCTTGCACGCTTTTACCAACGCCCCATTATGCTCATCTGTACCTAGCAAATGCATGGCAAGCACACCCACATCATCAGCCGTCAGCTCACCGCCTAAGTCATGGACGAACCCCACACGGCTATACAACTGCTTATATTCACCGCTTTTGCCTTTTAAGTTGGCGACAAGGCGGGGCATACCTGCCAATACCACGCCCACGCCCGTCATGTCATGGATACGGCGGATGATTTCTAGGCATTTATAGGATAACAACTCCGCCTCGTCTATGATAATCAGACGCTCTGAGTCTTTGAGTTTGGCTTTAATGCCATTTAGATTGTCATGGTTGCTACGGCTGGGGACAACGCCTAAGGCATGGCATAGCTGTACCAAGAGGATTTTTGGGCTAAATGTCGGCTCACTCTCAATGAGTATCACGCCCTTGATTTTCTCAGAATACTCTTTGATTGCCATGGTCTTGCCAAGTCCTGCCTCACCGATGACAAGGCGGATATCGCCAAGCGTATGAGCGTCTTCACAGACGGACAGGGTTTTGCGTGCCGATTTGGTCAGCACAAAGCCCGTCTTAATATCCACTTTACGGCTATTTGCACGCTCAACAAGCTCACGCACTTTTTTGTCAAGCGTTGCCACATCGCCCTTATAAGTACCGCCCAGATATTGGCTTACCGTGGCGGACGACACGCCCAGTTGAATGGCAACTTTGGCTTGCGATAGCCCTGTTTGGGCTTGGTAGGCTTGTAAAAGTTCAATGCTCATTTTTTACTCCTTGTTCATTTCATAAAAATTGGTAGAACGCACGCCCGTAACAATGTACTGGACATCAAACATAAGCTCGTGTAGTTCCGCCAAAAAACCCACTGTCATTTCTGACCGTGCAGTTTCGTAGTTGATGACTTGCTGACGGCTTTTGCCAGTCAAATCCGCCACCGCTTGTTGGCTTAGACCCATTGCGTTTCGCTCTTCTTTTAGGCGGTCAGCAATGACTTGTAAAAATTCTGTGTTCATAATAAAATACCCATTTTAAAAAAATTAAGGATTGATGATGACTAAACTCACCACCGCCCAAAGGCTTGACAGACTAGAACAGCGTTTGCTTGAAAGCCAGATGAAAATTGAACTGCTTGAAAATTTCATCTTATACACCACTGTTTCTGCGATGGAACACGGAGCGTTGCCACCTGCTTGGCTACTAAGACAAATTGAATTTATTGAAGAGTATTTGGAAGGCAAGTACCAAATGAACGACAAACCATTCCAAAACGAGCCAATTTTTCCCCAATTTGACGATTACAAACAAAGAATGACCAATGCTTATCGCCAAGAACCAGCAAGCAACAATCCTGTCTTTGTTCTCAAATCAAACGCCATACGCATTCAAAACAGTCTCAAACCTTTTCAGCGTCATCTTTTAAGTGAGCTTGACGACGAAGAATAACCGCTTCCATTTCGTTGATGTGTCGCTCAATAATCACAGCGTGCCGTAGGGTTTTTGGTTCTGCTTTCTTTTGCTCCACAAGCAAAATCAATTGCTCCAAAGACATTTGTTCAAAAATTTTACACATAAAACACCCCTTAAAGGTTGGTTAGATTAAAGTTACATCGCCTTTTGGCGTTTATCCCAATCAAGCTCGGCATAAAATTCAAAGTCGTTATCATCGTCATCTTTGACTTCCACCCAGTGTCCGTGGGTGGTACGCTCGCCAAGCTCATAGAGCATTTCTTTGGCGTCAATGACGTTTTGCTTATTGGCTTCATGCTTGATTTGGTCAATCTGCATTTGCTTGTTCTTGATGCGAGCCTTGTCGCTTTTTTGGCGTGCGTGTTCCACGATGTCTTTGGGGAATGCGTCCACTTTATGACCTTCTAGCTTGGCTGTGCCTAGATATCTACCGCCCAAATCTCGCACCACAAGGTAGCTCAAATCATGTTGGTCAGCATAAATCTGCACTTGTGTTTTGTGATACTCGCCCAGCTCACGACAAAAATACTCGCCATTTAGGTATCTAATCACACAACGCTCCACCGTGCGTATCTCGCCCACCTTAAACATCTCCACAAGCTCCCAATCACTAGGATAAACAGGCTCATTTTGATGACGTGCCGACAGCTCAGCACGTTTTTGGGCAGGAGTCATGCCGATACTTCCGTGCGTGTGTTGGTTGTTATACCAAGTGATTGCCGTTGCCACCGTGTCATACAGCTCCTGCCATGTGGGGGTGAGCTTGCCCCCTTGTACTTGTAGGGCGGTCATCTCATCATTAGATTTACCCCTAATGACCGCACGGTTATGGCTCATAATCGCCCTTTGGCGTAGGTGTTGGGTGCTTTTATCGCCACTTTTGCCTGTATAACTGGCAAAGCTCTGGGCAATCATCTTTGGCACATCTTTCATAAAGCGTTCAATAATCCCACGCCCCTGTGGATTGCCAGGAATGCCCGTTTTGTGCGTTACGCCCATTCTCGGCAAAATGCCCACAACGGAATTATCAAGCATTTCATTAAACTCCCCCGAGCCGTTGTCGCTAAAATAGATTTTGTTAAACCCATATTCCTGCCAGCCCATGCGTAGAGCGTCCAGTACCGCAAAACCGCTTTCACTAAATGACAAAGACCAACCCACGATAAAACGAGACGGAGCGTCCATAATGACGGTAAGCTCAGGTGTGATGACCGTTTTGCCGTCTGGGTGCTTGACTTTTAGTTTAAGGCTATGCCCATCGCCCACCCACACATCATTGTTCATAAACCAGTCAGCGTTCCAGTCCCGCTTGACATAAGGCAAAATCTTTTTGTACTCCGACCCTGTCAGCCGTCCACGCTCACGCTCGGCAAGTGGCACTTTGGCTAGGGCGTGTCGCACCTGTGTTAGGCTAGGCACATTCTCACGCCCCACCTTTTGGCCGTATTGCACGGCAAAGATACGGTAGGCGACCGACACCGACAAGCCGTTAGGGTTACGATACACCGCCAAAAAGTCCAAAATCCAACCAATACTAAGCACACTCATCACAGGGCGACCCTGTTTGGCAGGGGCAAGATGATGTAGTCTTTGCGTTGGCGTGCTTGCCTTTTTGTGTTCAAGTAGCCACCCATGCAGTTGTCGCTTGCCCACACCCACGCCACCCACACGACTGGCTTTGGCGTTTTGGCACACCTCGTTATAATCAAGCCCATTTTGGATAGGCAAGGCATTTTGTCTGGATATCTTGCTGACCCAGTCCAGAGCCTTGTCTTGCGTGCCAAGCTCTTCTATATACTGCTCCACGAGCAAGCACATCAGTAGGCGATTGTCCACACGCTCACGGTCTTTATTGTCAAGCTCGCCAAACTCTCGCTCACGCTTGACCACCGCCACCGCCTTAGATTTAGACGCTTTCATCAGCTCTGCCGTTTGGCGGGCTTTGATTTCTGTTTGCACCTTTTTAGGCAAACCGTCAAAGGCATATTCAAGACCACCGCCTTTGCCAGTTCGGGGGCGAGAGAGCCAGTTTTCTTTTTTGGCACGACTAATAACGCCCTTTTTACTGTTCGGCAAAGTTGCCAAATTCATGTTAGCCAATTCAAGTGCATTATAGTAGGTTTTCATAATTTTATCCATTTGAATTAAAATTATCCAAATCCCATAAGCCCAACTTTTGAGCAATCTCAAAAGAACGACCATAAAGTCCTTTGCGTTCACCACTAAGAACCTTGTAAACTTCTGATGTAGGATAGCCATGATTTTCTGCCCATGTTTTAACAGTCATGCCTTGCGAATAAAGTCGCTTTTTGACAATGTCTGATTGCTGTTGTCTGTTCATAATTTCACTCCAATTTTAGGTAAAATATGGTATAATTACCCTTTGTTTTACCCTGTTTTTACAAGGTTTTTACCTTGTATTTGTCCCATTTTATTTCATTCAAATGAATAAATCAACACATTTTTTATTCGTTTGGATGAATTTTTTAAAAATTATAGGAAAATCAAATGTTTGGAGAAAGATTAAAATCCGAAAGAAAGCGATTGAAACTCAACCAAGAAGATTTTGGACGACTTTGTGGCGTGGAGTTATTGGCTCAATCCAATTATGAAAGGGGCAAACGCACACCAGATAGCGATTACTTGCAAAAAGCTCATCTTGCAGGCGTTGATGTGGGGTATTTGCTTACAGGTCAGCCAACAAATCTGCCTATTAGCACCGAAGAAGCCTATTTGCTTCAAAAGTTTCGCACATTATCAGACGACCAAAAGCAAGTGATAATAAAATTTTTGATAGGGGGCTTTGACAATCTAAGCAATGCGATTATCAACAGCCCAAACGCCCAAATCAGCAACCATTTTGGCGGTTAAACTGTTACCTACAATTTTGTAACTGTTTCAAATAGGTAACAGTTACAAAATCAAGATTGCCTTAATAGGTATTTTTTAATTTATTGATTTTAAAAGATTTATTACTAACTGTTACCTAAACTAGCAAACATCAAAAAGGTAACAGTTTGGATAAATAAACTGTTACCTTTAAATTGCAAGGACAATATCATGACCGACACCCTAAACACCGTCTATTAAATGGTTTTTGTGAGTTTACGGTTTAAAATTAAGAAAATTCAATAAATTCAAAAAAATTAAGGTAGTATTGCCGGGTTCTAATGCAGATTACGAAGGGGTAATTAATTTTGGTAACACTAAGGTTGTTACAGCAGATCGTGAGTATAAAGCAGCAGAATATAACAGCAGCAGTATATAGCGGCAGCAGTCAATAGCAGCAGCAGGATATAGCAGCAGCAGTATATAGCGGCAGCAGTC